TGTCAGCCTGCACATAGTCATCTGTCCCGTCAAAGTCTAGTGAGTAGCCCTGTACCCCGATACGGTCGGCAGGTAGCCAGAGTTGCAGGTTGGGTAGGCTCCGAGGGTTAAACCTTTTCCGTAGTAAGAGTAGACTCATATCGCCCTCACGATAAGTGTGATAGTCCTCGCCCCGCCTTGGTTGACAGGTGTCCCTGATGTGCCACTACGAACTTTGAGGTAGCGCACGGAGACGAAGTCGGCAGGGTTAAGTAAAATGAATCTACTCGCCGCCGCCGTGATGGTCACCTCTGTCCCGAGAGAGTCAAACACGTTGTCCCATGTGGAGTTGTCGACGCTGGCTTGCAAAGTTAGGTTGGCCGCTGTCCATGTGGCTGGCATGTCGATGCCGATGAGGGTGAAGCCTGATAGATTGACGGCACCCGATAAAGATGCGCCGTTGTCGATGGTCACTGTTGTGGTTGTGGGTATCCCGCGCCCCGTTGGTGTAATTGAATTATTTATTGGCATAAGTAGTCTCCTCTCATTTTGCACTCTGCTCCCCACCCCTGAGCCAATGTGAGTGCGTCACCCAAAAATGTCCATGAAAAAAGCCCATCTGTGATGGACTCAAAATTATCTATGGTAACATAATATCACGATTTATGACCCCGAAAGTGCAATCATAGTGCAATCTTTTATCGCCACCCGATTCTCTCTGCGATGGCCTCGATAATCTCATCTCGCCAGTTGATCGCCTGTCTGCGTGAGACGTTGACCTCTTGGGCGATGCCGTCCCATGTGAGGAGTTGTGGCTTTGTCCAGTATTTCAGCTTGACCAGTTTGGTGCGATGCGGGTCGAGCATCTCCATCACCGCCTCGATGGCGTCTGTGACCTCCTCCAGCTTCTGGAGCCTCTTATCTGTGGTCAGTCGAGTCCCTGTGGAGGCTGTCGGGTTGCTTATGCCCGATCTGCCTCCCTCTTGCTGGACCTTTCCTGCGTGGATAATGTCTTGCCTGATTCGCTCGATTTCTTTTTTCGTATCGTGATAAAAGTAAAGCTCTGCCTCGACGTGATGGAATGACGCCCTCGTGAGTTTCATTTACCACCCTCCATCATTTTAACGAGTGCGATGGCAAAGACGATGCCAAGGAGTCCAAGGAGTGCGAGGAAGATTAGGCAAAAATAGATGATAGCCGTCACAATGGTCATTTCTTCGCCTCCAGATACTCAATCCACCGAATCGCTACCGCCGCCACTTGGATCAGCTCTGTCCGTAGATTGACTTTGTTGCCATCGCTCTCGAGTAGCTCCTTAGCGACCTCGCCTACTTCCTCCGTCAGCACCGCCAGCCTAAGATGCTCAGGGAACTCGTGCCTCTCCTCCTGAAACTCTCTTTCGTCTGCGATGCGTTCGAATACCCACATTCTCTTTTCAATTTCCTCAGGGATGTCAAAGTCTCCATCGTTGATTACGTTGGTGATTTGGTCTAGGGTCTCAACGTCAAATCCGTAGTGTCTGAGTTCGCTTAAAAAATTAAGTAGCTGAGCTTTGTCTAGCATGCTTGTCCTCCTTTAACCTATTTTTCTCCTGCTTCGACCGTTATGATGAGTCTCTGGAGATACCACTTATTTGCCCAACGCCTCCTTGACTTCTAGAACTGCTATTAAATGGGATAAATACCACTCTGCCTTACGCAAATCCTCGACGCCGTTTTTTTGGCTATATCGGCTGATGTATTTGATGATATTCCCCTGCAAATACCCTTCGTATTGTTCTGGCGTTAGCTTGGCCGCGATGTAATCGATGGTTTCTATGCCGCCTACCTTGTAATGGTCAGGGTTGATTCTGTCTATCCCCATTTGATTGTTTTCCTCCTGTGGTTGACTGTGATCAGCTTCGCCCGTCTCTTCAGCTCCTCGATTGCCGCCAACTTATACTTTAACTCGCACCCCTTGTCGTAGTAGGCGATGTCGTAGAGATACCCTAGCTTTGCCTCTTTCCAGTTCAGCTCCGTCACTCACATGTCCCCCCTTTGCAGTCGTTGCCGTAGGCTTCGCCCTCTTCGACGTAGATGAGATAGCCATTCGCATGGCACCCTTGACATGGTTCCGCCACGTCCTCGATGAGATGGTACCCATGACCTTTGCAGTCTGGGCAGGTTACTTTTCTCACTCTACCGCCTCCTTGAAAATGTTCATGATCAGCACGATGAGGATGCCCACGTTGAGAATCAGGTTAATTATCGAAATGAAAAGCAATATCGTCATCATTTTCAACCCTCCTTGGGAGTTTGCCATCTGTTCGGAGCTTGTCTAGTATGAGGCAGACTTGCACCTTGTTGAGTCCAGTCTCCCTCACGATTTGGCTTCTCGGCAGCTCGTATAATTTTTTGACCCGCTCCCTCATCTCCTCTGGGATGTCTTTGATCAGGTTGGTGATGGCATCGGGGATACGCTTTTTCTGAGTCGGCTGTCGGGTTCTAGTGACTTGCCTTAAGCTGTAGTCTGGGATGAGTACCTCATACTGTCCGTTGGCTCCCGGCTTAGGGTATATTGCTTTTTTGCGTCTGAGCGAGTAGATCGCCTCTTGGACATAGTCGAGGCGAATTTCAGTTTGGTTGCGAATTTCAATGTGGTTATGTATCCCTCGTTTGATGCACTCCAGCACTTGCGATTGGTTGATAGTGAGTTCCATTAGATTTTTTGCTTCCTCCCCCTCGTCCTTTGCGGTATGCCGTGAGCTTTGAGATGACGATGCATTGTGTTCGGGGCGATGCCGATTTCTTGCTCGATTGCACTGTACGTTTTACCTGTGCTTAGCTGAGTCAAAATCAGCTCCTTGGTGACGTGTGGATACTTGTCCACCAAAGTGTAGATTTTTTTATATCGTTTCTTTGTTCTGCCTTTTCCTTTGCCTCTGCCTCTGCCTTGGATGCCGTGTAAGTTAAGATGGTATTTAAGTGAACCTTTGGGAATTTTTAGACTTTTCTCGATGTCGCGATAGCTTTTGTCGCTATCCATCTCTGCCTGGACCATCTCTTTGGTGATGTGAGGGTATCTTTCGGCCACCGTCACAGGTTTTAATGTGTGTAATTTCCATGTTCGCCGTCTGCCTTTGATGCCGTGCATTTTTAGGTGATGCCTTAAGCAATTTCTGGGTATCCCTAAGTCTTTCTCGATTTCCGCATAGGTCTTTTCTGTAGCCAGCTCCCTCTCAAGGATTTCCTTGGTGATGTGTTTGTACCTTTCGCTTATCAGGTTGTCCCTTGCGCTAAATTTGGGGGTTTTCCTCGGAGCGAGCATCTCACCGAGTTTTTGAAACTCTTTCCCGATCTGGCACTCCTCGATACAAAATTTCATCGTGCCTTTTCTCGTGTTGATCATCTCCGTCACTTCACACCGTCTACAATGCGTTTCAGTGAGGTTGGTGATCTCTTTTAGTATTGGGATTCTATCCAATGTAACTTTCATGCCTGCGCCCGCTTCCTTCCCCTTTGCCTTTGTGGGATGCCGTGACGTCTCAAGTGATTAGTTAACGTCTTGTGCGCTAATCCTAGGTCTTTTTCAATTTCAGTGTTTGTCTTTTCGGTCGCCACCTCTTTTTCAAGGATTTCCTTCGTGATATGCTTGTACCTTTGCTTGATCGACAAATCCCTTAAACTAAATCTTGGACTTTCCCTTAATTCCAACATTTCGCCGAGCTTTTGAAACTTTTTGCCGATAGGACATTGCTCTATACAAAAATTGATTGTCCCACTTGTCAGGTTAATCGTCTTGGCAACTTCGCATCGTTTACAATGTGTATCTGTCAAATTGCTAATCTCCATCAGCACATTAAGTCTATTCACTCGTCATCACGATCCCATCCCATTCTTCGCGGATTTGAGCTGCCTTCGCCTTCACTTCCTGCACCATTTTCTTTGAGATACGAGAGTGACATCCCATCGCCTCTGTCATGTGGTCTTGCCCGATAAGGTAGGCTTGGGTGTTCACTCTCTCGAGCCAGTCCCAGTATTGCGCCAACGTCATGGATTTCACTTTTTGGAAGATGCGTTTCTTTTGGTCGTCGGTCATGACTTAGCCACCTCCTCAAGCCATTCGAACATCATCACCATCTGCTTGACCGCTAGCGGATGCTCGCCATACTTCTGGCACAGTTGTGACGATGACTCGCTGACCCATACCCAGAACGCTTGACTCTCCATCCCTGACTTGACTGCCATCTGATTCGCTTCACCGATCCAGTGATAGACGTCATCGAAAAATTGTTTATAGTCCATCGTCACACCTCATCAATCTGGATATAGATTCCTGACGGTTCAGAAAACACTTTCTCCGCGATCAAGCTAACGACAATCGAATCATCGCTCCAGAACTTCAGTTTCGTCATGCAGTCCTGCACCAACTTCAAGCTGTTGTCGAGGTCTGGCTTGGTCGTTTTCCACTGACCTTCCTTCGTCTTTGCCTGAAGCGGGAAGCACCACTTCACCATCAGTCTGACTGACCTCTTATATGGCGTCGCTGGTACATGTGGACTTAAGTAGCCCATCATGATAGCCCTTGCGTCTTTCAGCTCCTGTGGCTCATAGAATATCGGCTTACCGAATCGAATCGCTACTTTCTTCTGCTGATGAGTCGTTGTTGGTATTTTTGTCATCGGCACGAAAAACGCTGTCGTCATTTTCATCTCTCCATCTCCATCGTCGACGTGGCGGCTTTGCTTTTATATATGAGGGAAGGGTGAGTGGGCGTGTCTTAAGCCCCACTCACTTCTTCTATATATATATATATAGTGGTCGCCGCCGCCGTTGGCGGCATGTTTACGTCATGGTCGCCGCCGCCAAATTTTGCGGATTATTTTACGTGATTTTTTTCCGCCGCCAATGGCGGCACTCATCATGTTTTTATGGTCGCCGCCGCCGAATCAACCTTGCGTTTGTAATGTTTCGGATTTGGTATTCAAGTACTAAGTTAGTTCCAAGACAGTACCAAGTTACTTCCGCTTGTAAATGCGTTGAGTTTGAATTTCATACCCATACTTCTTGACCCAATCCCGAACGGTTCGTTCAGCGACTTGCTTGCCTGAGTTCGTGAACCACTCGACAACGTCTTGCACGGTTGGCGCTTCTCCGAAATTGCATGAGCTGATCACGTCGTCAAACTCTTCGGCCTTGTTGCGATGTTCCTTGTTGACTTTGCTTTTCCGCTTGTCTGTGGCCTTGATCCAAGGTGGCCGCTCGCCTTCTGGGTCAACGTCCTTCAGGATGCCTTCGTCATCGACGATGTGGATCGGGTACTGAAACCACATGTTAATTGGCTCAAACTTCGGATACTCTCGAAGTGTTCCTTCCACTCGCCACGCTGAGCGAATCTTTATGCTCTGGAGCTTGTCTGCTATCTGCTTCTGAATCGACTCCAGCGATTCTGGCTTGCTGAGCTTTGACGGTAACTTCTGGATGTTCTTCGCATGTTCTTCCATCGCCAATGAGTTCATCAAGTCGTCATCTCGAATCTTCTCCAGATAGTCTGGGCTGTGCCTTTCGATGTAGCTTCGATAGATCTGGCATTGAAGCTTGTTTTCTTCGATTCGCTTCATCGTGTCACCAACGTCTAGCTCAACGAGGTCGATGAGTGCATCAGGGTCTCTCGCAAAGACTCCGCTTCCGCTTGCTCTGTCCATCGACTTCTTGCTACCTTGCGAACCCTTTGAATGATGGTGGCAATAGATGACGCTGGAACCTAAGTCTGTGCATATCTTGTCAAACTGATTGGTAAAATGAGCCATTTGGTCTGCACTGTTTTCGTCGCCTGTCAGCACCTTATAAATCGGGTCAATGATGATGGCGATATAGTTTTTCTTCGCCGCTCTTCGAATGAGCTTCGGAGCTAACTTATCAAGCGGAACGGTCTTTCCTCTAAGGTTCCAGACGTCGATGTTTTCGATGTTCCTCGGCTCGCATCCGATGGCTTGATAGACGTCCTTGAACCGATGGAGCGCACTGGCTCGGTCTAGCTCCAGATTCACATACATGACTTTTCCTTGTGAGCAGTTCCAGCTTAGCCACTTCCCGCCTTCTGCGATAGCGATACAAAGCTCAATGAGTGCGAATGACTTTCCTGCCTTGGATGCTCCTGCCATCAGCATCTTGTGACCTTGTCGCAGGACTCCCTCGATGAGTGGTGGAGCTAATGCTGGCATGTTCTTCCATGTGTCGGTTAGGGTCTCAATGTCTGGCAAGTCGTCGTTGACGCCTTCGATCCATTCATACCAATCTGACCAGCTTCCTTTGCCGATGTTCGTATCAACGATAAACTGCTTCTTGCCATTTCGCTCGACACCAGGCATCCGCGAAAGTCTCGATGGATTCCGATTCTGATTGTCGATGTTGAGACCATTCTTTTTGCAGATGTTGTAGAGATAGTCGACACGCTTGCGATACTCGTCATAGTTCGATGCTTCGACTTTGACGATGGCGTGGAGACTCTTGCCACCACTGTAGACCATGACCGATATGGGAAGCTCTAGCTCTCGCATGATGGCATTCTGCTTGTCGATGTCCATCGTGTCAGACTCCACGAGTGCATAACGATAATCTGTGACATTTTCGTTTTTAACGCCTTTGCCATCCAAAGGGTTGAACCTGATCCACGCTCCCGCTTCGGGGTTGTAGTCTCCTAAGACGGAACCAATGTCACCGTTACATTGGGATAGCTTGTGAATCAGCTCCCCTGATGTGCGGTCGTAGGCTCCCCTTGTCGGCAGAAACTTGCCTTCCTCGTTTTGCCATGTGTCCACGACATAGCCGACGTTCTCGCTGGACTCAAACAACGTCTCCAAGTAGGTGATGAGCTGTTGAGTCGGACTCCACGTCGCTGGCTCGTTGATTTCCTTGCCTTCAATCCAGTGCTTGTTCACAACGACATAATCGCCTGAGATTTCATCTTCCCAATCGATTTCATGCCCCGCATCACGACTTGTCCATCCATTATCTTTGGCCATCTGCGTGATGGTGGCTCCTGTGACGCCTGTTCCCTCAAAGGTTGTCCACTTGCGGAAGCATTCGCCAGGACGATACCTGCCACTGTCTCGCTTGCTCCACTCCTCCCAGTCGCTTGCTGTGTAGCCTTCATGCTTCAAGGCCATGCCGACATTGATCCACTCTTGATAATCAAGCTGAGACGGGTTCACATGGTCGAGCAGCTGTGTTAAGTCCATTTTCCTCTCCATTGCGTGTCCCCGTTTCAGTAAGTTTTTGGATCAATGCCGTATGGGATTCGCCAGTTGTTCAGTGCCATTTTGGTGATAAGTCTGTCGGCTTTTCCGAAGTTCCATGTCCCAACGTGCTGAAAACCTCTTTTTTCCAGTAAGCTGATTTGCTTCGGTGTGGCCAATCCTTCTTGGCGACGTGATACGACGTGATTGATGAGCTTGCTGGCCTTGCCTTTCGTCAAGATACCTTGGGCGTTGATGCCAGCGTTTTCAATGAATTGAATTTGCTGTTCGGTTGTTGGCTCAAACTCCCATGAAAATGCAGGTTGGTAGTTGATTAAATCCTCTGCCTGAATGCTAATTTCATATTGAACGTGGTCAACTAATTTTTTCGAGCGATTCTTGTTCTGCTCCAACTGTTTAGCAAGCGACTGTTCCCGCTCCTTCAACGCCGACTCCACAGCATCCTTCTGAGCATCCTCAAGGTCAACTGCTTCTCCAGCTTCTTCGATTCGCTTGGTCATCGCTTCTGCTATCTCGTCTGACTCTGCGATGAGGTGAGCGGGATGGGATAACGCATGCCTCTCCGTGTGCCAGAGGAAGTCGAGAACCAACAGTTCTTTCTTGCCTTGGTAAAGTCTTGTCCCACGGCCAATCATCTGAGAATAGAGCGAACGCGACTTTGTTGGCCTTAAGACCACGATGCAGTCCACGCTTGGGCAGTCCCATCCTTCGGTGAGTAGCATGGAATTGCACAAGACGTTATATCGGCCTTTCTCAAAGTCTCGGATGACTTGTTGACGGTCATAGGATTCGCCGTTGACTTCTGCCGCCTTGAATCCGATGCGATTCAGTATGTCAGCGAATCGTTGGCTGGTGGCGATCAAGGGAAGAAAGACGACAATCTTTCGATGCTTGGCCACTTGCCACATCTCATGAGCGATTCTTTCGAGATATGGGTCAAGGGCTGTGTCAAGGTCTGATGCGGCAAAGTCCCCTGACTGAATGCGAACATTCGTTAAGTCTAGCTTCAGCGGAATCGTCAACGCTTTGATGGGACTCAAGTATCCTTGTTTGATGGCCATCGGCAACTTGTACTCGTAGGCTAACGTGTCAAAGAACGAACCGATGTTTCTCATGTCCCCGCGATCAGGAGTAGCCGTAACGCCAAGCACGTT